CCCACTTGGTAAGAGGAAAACCTCTATCCACTCTTGAGTTCGACCAGGAATTCAACCTGGCCAGATCCCTTGAGAAAAGACCTAGGGGTTAAACCCAGGGTCCTAGATCGTACCACTGATGCACTAAGCTCTTTACGAGACGCAACTTCACGTTGGCGCTCATGGGGATATCATTACCCCACGATTGCTCACGTAAAGTCCCAAGGCTTTTCAGCCTTCTCGCAAAGTAATCAAGCTTAGGTTGGCCTTCGAACCAGTTTATATCTGGAAGTGAAGACAGACGCCAAAGTTGGGATAATAAAACCCCAACGCCATCATCTTCGTAAGTTTTGCTTACTGTTACCAGTGACTGAACATGGAATCCTTCAAAACCATGTTTAGCCCTGGACGGAACGGCTTCATCAAGATTAGAGATAAAGCCACCGTCACCTAATGTTTCAGGTATCCTCAGGCGTAAGTCTGAAGGTACCTTTCGCATTAAGTAAGCCCAACTCGGGTAGAAAACTTTATCACAGGCGAGCCGTGAGGCGAACCTATGACTTAGTCTTCGCACCGAATTAGCCGCGCGGTAAACCGCTGGCACAGATGATAAATTACCTTTAAGGTAATATGGCTTAATGTCAACACCAGAATACCAATGCGCTCCACAGCTTTCACGGAAGAAAGTCACAGAATGACTCTTCTTCCGGTTAATGCGAAAGCCGTAGAAAAGCATTAGCTCTGAGAAGGTCTCAAAGGCAGATGTCGGTAAAATGACATCATCCCCGAACACTGAGACGCGGCCCGAACGGCCACAGACATAGTCTGTAGCTACCCGAGCAGCGGCCCAGAATATAAGGGATTCAAGCGGAAAGGTGAAGCCGTTCCCCATACTGGAGAACTTCTCCCACCTAATTTGCTTGCCTCTGAGAATGCCAAAGTGGGATCGACATTTCTCCATCAACTGAAACCATACAGGAGGTATTAATTCCCGTACAACCCCAATCGATATCGAGTCACTCGCTGAGCTTAAATCAACAGTAGTCAGAGAACGGTCTAACGACCCGAGCCTGGCCCACCGCTGGTTCCTCTCTTGCGAATTTAAGTCAACACCCACCCCAAGAAGCTTACGCGCAATCTGACGACCGACACTTAACTGGAACCAAAGATTGATTCCAGGTTCAATGGCGATCATACGATTTGTCGTAGCGTCCTTGGGCACAGTGACAACCTTATTCCCTACCTGAAACTGGGGGAACCCAATCTCAGAAAGATGCTTGCCCCAGAGAGGATAAACCTCTTCAAGGACAGTTTTCGGGAGTAAGGCGTACAGATCTCGCGTAATCCCAGCCTCACGCTGGAACTTATTGGAAGAACTGGCATGGCGTCTCTTCATCAGAGTCGTTGCGCCAGGGCCCCAATCCGCTCGAGAAAAGAACTCATCGAACGAACAATCACCAAGACACTCGGCTATTTTTCGTATAGCTGCGTGATGCAGCCACACGATCTGACCTTTATAAAGAGGGTCAGATACCAAATGTCTGAAGCGGTTGTTTGTTTCCTTACACAGAAGTTCAAACTCTTCGAACTTCTTGATTGCTACTTCGTCCAAATCATAATCCAGGGAGAAATCCTTGAACTTTGACAAGAACTTGGTAGCAGCGTAGGAATCCCTAACTCCCTTCACCGAATTATAGTGAAGGGGATCGTACTCGAGTTTGGCGATTTGCTCCCACTCTGAATTTCTCCAGAGTATGAGAACCGTTAATGCTCGAGGACAATCAAGGGCGATAAGATACTTCTCAACGAAGCTAGAGGTTACCTCTAGTGGCACGCGGTAGCTGGCAAGTCCAGAAATGAACTTGCCGACACCATACTTCTTAGAAGACATGGTATTCTCCTGGAGTGAACGACGTTAAAGGCTAGGTGTAGTTAATACACGGTCTCGAACGTCTCGACCGCCGCCTTGAGTGGCGAGCCCGTTGCATCAGTGGGCACGTCATCCGAAGCGTTGATCGTTGACACCATAACGGAATGAGCCAGACTGAACGCCGCTTGGCGCTCAGCAAGGCTACTCCGTTCTGGGATCAGCCACTCCATCACGCAGGTAATGTCATACGCTTTAGACGGCGCCGGTTGAATACCGGTCATCGTTGTTGGCGCAGTGATATCCCCCGTGGGGAGAACGAGCTTGCCCGTTATTTTGTAGACCCGGCTCGCCCTTGTGGGGGGCCGGACCGACAACGTAAAGGCAGGGTACAGGAGGGCGATTCCGCCAGACCTGTCGACCCACCGCACGACACCGTTGGTATTAATACCCTCGGGGTCATACGTCTTGTCAAACCCGACAGTGGCAGAAGTAGTTCTTGCCATAGTGCCGAGAATGGTTGACAACTTCATAGCAGCTAAGGCCGCCATAGTAACTTCCTTTAAGAGAGTTAGTCCGCTTAGCAATACCACAACATCCCAGATTACTTAAATAATTGTCGCATCAGAGCCAGACCGTTGAGTACGTGAGTAACGGAAAACGGATTTTTCAGCTGAGGGAACTGCGGCATAGGAAAAGTAGTTAGCTTTGTCCTATCCAACAGTATCAAAGTTGAAGAATACGCACCGCTACCCGAATACACTTCGGCACCTGGTTGAAACGACAACTGGTAATTGTAGTATGCGGACGAGAAAGTCTCCTGTTTCGTAAATTGAACACGGAACCCGTCAATAAACTTGTAACCTTTCCACGCTTGAAGCGCTTCAAGGTATGGGCCTATTGGCAGAAACCAGTCCACCACGAAGGAGAATGGAAGCAACTCCCACGCTAAAGCGGGAGCGTTTAGAAAGCCCGTCTGTGCCAGTAAAGCGGTCAGCCTATCGTCCAGTACGTAGCGCAACCCATACTTTGTCGTACTAATGGTACGAATGTACCTTGTTCCGACATTGCGTTGGTGCACGTTAAGCACTGGGCTAGCGGTTGACACACTCGATGTCGCAGACGACCTGACCTGCTGAACAACATAGCCTGCATAGTTGAACTTTGCGATGGCTTTGAGCGTACCGTCGATATCACTCAGAAGTGGTTTCCACCCATACTGCAACTCGAGCCAATTTTGGGCCAGAGTCTTAGTTTTGGATAGGCCACCTCCAGGGCGATACTTCGGTTGCTTACCTTGAAATAACGCGTCTGCGGCCTTAGAAAAGTTTCCTCTTTTCAGGTTACGCATTGCATTCGTTATACGGGCAATATTATTGCTCGCCAACCGGATAAACTGTCCGAACTGAGCGACGTTCTGCGCATTATTTGCAGAGAGGTCGTTATCAGCTCGTTTAGCCAACCGACTCAAGGCCTTGTTCACATTCGATGCATCATGCACCGGATTAGCAGGAGTCATTCCTGTAAACAATGATGACGATTTATTCTC